GTACACCTCTCCTGTGCCCTTCTACGCAGCCTACAAGGCCAAGTACAAAGAACAGAGCTACGGCGAAGCGGAAATTTACAAGCAAGAGTACATGAAACAGGTGAATTCTGTTCAGAACTCTGTCTTCACGCGCCGCATCCCAGACCCTTACTCTAGCCCGTACTAATCATGGCAGCAGCAGAGCAAAAAAAGTCTTATGCTGTTGTTAAGAATTTCACCAGTCTTAACACTAAAGCCAACAGAACTGCCATCAGAGAGGATGAGTTTGCCTGGATAGAGAACGCCATGCCTATTGGGGCAGGCAACATCAAAGTCACCCCATCTCAATCCACAATCAGAGATTCTGGTAATGCTGCCGTTGCTTTTGGCAACACAGTGACGGCGCTTGTTTCTGCCAACATAGATGTCAGCGACTATGTAATTGGTTTTCAGTCAAATGGTGCAGCGCAATATTTCAACGTCACTGCTTCTACAACTGGCAACATTGCTGCTGCGGGCACGTTTTCTTCAACAGGCGTAACCACCGCTCAGTTTAAAAACCAGAAGGTCATCATTGGCGACCCTGATAAAGGCTTGTTCTCTTGGGATGGCGGCAATCTGTCCAGCATTGGTTCTGTAGGCGCTATTGGCATCACCAACGCTGGCGCAGGCTACACCACCACTCCCAGCATTACTATTTCTGCCCCGCAAGAAACAGGCGGCAACGTGCAGGCAACGGCTACTGTTACTGTAGGTTCTGGCGTTGTGACTGCCATTACCCTCACTAACGGCGGTCAGGGTTACACGGCTACGCCCACAGTGACCATCAGCGGTGGCGGGGCAAGTACTAACGCCACAGCATTAGCATCTCTGGTGACGTTTAAGACAGGCACAGTGTCTGTGGTGATGAACACCTTTGGCACGGGCTACTCCAACTCTGCCAACGTCACTGTGACTATTGGTAACGCTACTGGCTACACAACACGGGCCATAGGCAACGCTATTGTGTCCGGCGGTCAGATTACCCAGGTCATCATGACCAACGCAGGGGCTGGTTACACTGCTGCATCCAACGTGACGGTGGTTATCACCGACAGCAGCGGCACACCAGGCACGGGCGCAACCGCTACAGCTTTTGTCAACGTAGACAAGGTTGTGGATGTCGCTACTTTCTCTGGCAGAGCATGGGTAGCTGCTGGCAGGACGGTGTACTACTCTGCCGCCACCAGCATCAGCGACTTCACATCTGTGTCTGCGGGGTCTTTTGCCATCACAGATTCCACTCTGCACGGAAACATCCAGGCTTTGCTGTCTGCCAACAATTTCCTATACATCTTTGGTGATGACAGCATCAACGTGTTCTCTGACTTGCGGGTGTCTAGCACAGGCATAACCCTGTTTACCAACACCAACGTCAGCGCCAGTATCGGTACTAAGCGGGTGTACGGCATTTTTCCGTACTTCCGTTCTGTCCTGTTCATGAACGACTACGGGATGTACGCCCTGGTTGGCTCTACCACCAGCAAGATTTCTGATCAACTGGACGGAATCTTTCCGTTTATTGACTTTACCAAACCTGTCACAGGTGGGCAAGTCCTGCTTAACAGCATACTGTGCGCGGCGTTTTCATTCACCTACAACGACCCGCTGTCATCTGCACGGCCCATCCAAGCGGTGTTCTTTGAGAAGAAGTGGTTCATCACCAGCCAAGGTGCTTTGACATACGTCACCTCTGTTCCATTTGGCGGGGTGATTAACCTCTACGGAACTACAGGCACTGACCTGTACAAGCTGTACGGCAACGCCACAGGCAATGTTTCCAGCACCATCCGCACGGCCCTGATGCCTATGGGTGACAGCATTCGCACCAAGCAGGCGCTGAAGTTTGGCATTGAGGCCACTCTGACCAACGCTTCCAGCCTGTTTGTCACAGTGGATAGCGAGGCTGGTTCTAGCCCTATTTACACACTAGACAACGCAGTCACTTGGTATAACAATAGCTTCACCACCATAACCTGGAAAAACAACAGCAATGCCCCTATTAGCTGGCTAGTTTCCAACGGCTATGCCTTGTACAAGAGTGACGCGCAGCAGTACGGTAAGTACTTGGGATTGACCATTACCAGTAACAGTGCTGGTTTTGTGTACAACACGTTTGAGTTTGAACATGAATTGAGAGTGAGGTTCTAAATGGCAGTTCCTAATATTTTTGGCACGGCTACAGCGGCTATTCCGCTGTCCAACCTAGATACCAATTTTGCTACACCCATCACGCTGGGGAACACGGCTATCCAGCTAGGAAACACCGTTACCACGCTCAACAACATGACGTTGGCAAACGTCACTATCAGCAGTGTAGGTACGGCAATTCCTAACAACTTGCTGGCAAATAGCTCGGTTACGCTGGGTAATACAGTTGTTGCTCTTGGGAACACTGCTACCAGCTTGGGCAACCTCACTGCTGCCAACGTGACGGTGACCAACTACACAGAAACCTTGCAAGCAGTAGGCACAGTTGGTGCATCTAGCACCTTGGCACTGACAACTGGAACTGTGTTGACGGCAACCCTCACAGCTTCTACGCCTTGCACGTTCACCATGCCTACCGCGACTGCTGGCAAGTCATTTATTTTGATTCTGACGCAAGCATCTTCCGGCATGACCACCGCAACATTCACAAGCGTGAAGTTTCCTGGAGGTACTGCGCCAACCATCACGGCAACAGCGTCAGCGGTGGACATTCTGAGCTTTGTCTCCAATGGCACTAACTGGTACGGCAATTACGCACAGGCGTTTGCATAATGTTTGCATCCAAAAATTTCTTTGTCACCAAAAACCCTGGGGGCAGCTACCTAGTCATTGAGCAGTTTCTTGCGTCCGGCTCATGGAAGTGCCCTGTTGGTGTTACCAAGGTGGACTACCTTGTTGTGGCGGGCGGCGGTGGTGCATCAGGAGGTGGTGGAGGAGCAGGAGGCTTATTAACTGGAACAGGGCTGTCCGTAACTGCGGGGACAACTTACACCGTTACTGTTGGTGCTGGTGGCGCTGGTCAAGGTTCAAGCACTATTGGCACAAATGGTTCAAATTCTGTATTTTCATCTATTACGTCTACGGGTGGCGGAGGTGGTGGCCCTTTTTCTAATACCGGAGGAAATGCTGCTGCTTCTGGCGGTTCTGGTGGCGGTGGTGGTGGGGCAGATACCGGAAAAACTGTTGGCTTAGGTGCTGCTGGTACATCAGGGCAAGGCAATGCTGGAGGAAACGGTGTTGCTTTAGATACGTCCGCAGGTCGTGGCGGTGGTGGTGGCGGTGGTGCAGTTGGTAGTTCTGCTTCTGGGTCAACGGGTGGTGCTGCCGGTATAGGAGTGGCTTCAACAATATCAGGCGCATCTACATATTACGCTGGCGGCGGTGGTGGTGGAAGTGGTAATGCAACAAATGCCGCTGGAGGAAATGGCGGTGGTGCGGCAGGTGCAATTGCTTCAACAAATGGAAGTAATGCTACAGCTAATACTGGCGGTGGTGGTGGTGGTGGTGGAGCAGTAACTGCCACAACAGGTGGCACAGGCGGCTCAGGCATCGTCATCTTGTCCTACACCGTGCCAAAAGGCACAGCCATTGAATTCCTGTCTACTGCGACATGGAAAGCACCAGCAGGCATCACTACCGTTGATTACTTGGTGGTAGCGGGTGGTGGTGGTGGTGGATATGACCGAGCAGGAGGTGGTGGAGCTGGTGGATTTAGAACTGGAACATCATTTGCTGTTACGGCAGGAACCACATACACCATAACGGTCGGGTCTGGAGGTGCTGGTTCCACCACACAAGCTGCTACAGGTAGCAGTGGCGGCAATTCAGTTTTTAGCACCATCACATCCAATGGTGGTGGCGGCGGTGGCAGTTCTCAAACTGCTATTAACGGTGCAAATGGTGGTTCTGGTGGTGGTGGTGCATCTTTTGCAGGAACTACTAGCGGAACAGGAGGTTCTGGAAATACTCCATCCACAAGTCCATCTCAAGGAAGTAATGGCGGGTCTGGTTCTTCTTCTGCTCCAAATTATGGTGGTGGCGGCGGCGGTGGGGCATCTGCTGCTGGTGTAAATGGAACAACCACAACCGGCGGCAACGGTGGAAATGGCACTGCTAGTAGCATCAGTGGCACAAGTGCTACCTATGGCGGTGGCGGTGGTGGTGGCACTTATGTCGGCGGCACTTCTGGTACTGGTGGAACTGGAGGCGGCGGGAATGCCGCAACGGGTGGAACCGGTGATGCTGGCTCCCCAGGCACTGCAAATACTGGTGGCGGCGGTGGTGGTGGCGGCGCTACTGTGCCTGCTTCTGGTGCAGGCGGTCTTGGAGGTTCTGGCATTGTTATCCTAAAGTTAAACTAGCATGAAAAAGTACCAACTTTATGGAATAGACACGGCAATGCAGTTGCTGCGCCCTAATGCCAAATGGGAAATCAGCAACCGCACCATCACGCGCTGGGAAGATGACCGACCATGCCCAACATGGAAAGAAATTGACGCAACGATGGAAAAGATTAAAGCGTTTGAGGATTCAATCCCAACCATTTGGACAGTTAAGATTTTGGAAGAATTGGAGATGTAATGGCACACTTTGCAAAGATTGAAAACGGCATCGTCACTCAAGTGATTGTGGTTGGCAATGAGGACACGGCATCTGCTGATGGCACAGAGAAAGAGTACATCGGTGCTGCTTTCTGCGAGCGCCTGTTTGGTGGTGATTGGAAGCAGACCAGCTACAACGGGCGCATCCGCAAGAATTACGCTGGCATAGGGTTCACCTACGATGAAGGCCGCAATGCTTTTATCCCGCCACAGCCATTTCCAAGCTGGACGCTGGTAGAGGCAACTTGCCAATGGGCAGCGCCTGTGCCAATGCCTACTGATGGCAAGCTGTACTCATGGGATGAAGCAACCTTGGCATGGGTTGAAATTACGGAGATGCAAGCATGAGTACCAGCGCATTTACCAGAACAGGCAACACGGTGGTGTTCACCGCTGCTGTCAGCGCACCCTCGCCTGTGCAATGCTTGTCTACTACTCTTGGCGGCAACCAATACCGAATCATCAACAGCGGTAGCGTTACTGTGTTTCTGGGGTACGGCGTTGCCTCTGGTGACGCTACCAATAGTGCGGTTGTTGTGACCAGCACTGGGCCTGCTTTTCCGCTGTTGCCTGGCACAGATGAGATTCTGTCGTTTGTCCCTAATGCCTACTTCACTGGCATTACTGGCAGCAGTACCGCAGCGGTGTATATAACCCCTGGAGATGGGATGTAATCATGTTAAAGACCGTAAGTTCAGCAGGAGGTAGCGGAGGAACCGTTACTAACATAGCGACAGGCACAGGATTGACGGGTGGCCCTATCACCACCACAGGCACTATCTCGCTTGCCAACACCGCTGTTACCGCCGCGACTTACGGGGCTTCTGCCAACGTCAGCCAGATTACGGTCAATTCCCAGGGGCAGATTACCAGTGCAGCCAATGTAGCCATTGCCGTTACTAACGCCAATCTTCAGAACGCCAGCGCCACTATAGGCAACACGGTAGTCACGCTAGGTGCAACTGTGACCACCTTGGGCAACGTGACCCTTGCCGGAGCCAACTTGTCCGCGACAACCGCTGCGTCTGCTACTTTTGCAACATCCAGCTTGCCACTAGTTCCGGCTGGTTACATTTCTATATTGCTCAACGGCACAACAGTCAAGATACCTTATTACGCAGTCTGATATGGAACAGAACAACCAGGGCACTTCTTTTACAGACCTCATCATTATTTGGGTGGAGACTGTTCTTGGGCACTTCACCCTGTCAGAAACGGTGATGTGGGTTACGCTTGTCTTCACGGTGTTCCGTACCTACGTGCTGCTGCGAGATGAAGTGTTTGGGAAAAAGCCATGAACATGAATGACTTGTCTTACGTGAAGTTTGGCGACAAAGACGGCCTAGGGCAGTTCTTGTTTGAAAACGGCGTGCAGCACAGGCTCTTTCATGAAATTCTTGCTGACAACAACATCCTGTACCCCAAGTACCCCATCATAGATGCCGACACTGACAACCTGGATGATTGGCTGTTTGTGCATAACCAAGAACATGAGTCACTATCATCCATCCTAGTGTTAGACAATCCCTTTCAATTGCTGGACGCTGATTGGAATGTGGAGGATGACTTCTACGATTGGCTGGGTGTTCACCTGACCATACATGAACAGATAGCATCTGCATTGGGGGTGTGATGGCAACAGTACAAGAGATTCTCCAGCAGGACATACAACGGTCTGGCGGCGACTTCAACCAGATATACAGCCAGCTTCAAAAGCATTTAGGTGAAAACAGGCTCCGCATCTTGCGGGCGGGAAACACGTTGCTGATGTTGAGTGTTAGAAACACTGGCGAGGCCAACGTCCACATTGCCACCATTGACAGCCCCCGTGAGCTAATTGGCAACATCAGGAAGCTGTATGACGGCATGAAAATGGCAGGGTTCACCAAAGCCGTGTCTACCGTAACCAACCCCATGATGACAAAAGTGCTAGACCAGGCTGGTATCAAGTACCGTGTTCAGCAAAAGCCAAGTGCTACTGGTGTGCGGGAATTTTCTATTGAGATAGGAGCTTGACATGGGTGGCCCGACAAAAGTGGTTGATGACTTTGTTGCAGACGTAAGCAACACACTTACCCAAGTGACTCAGCCTATAGAGAAGGCTGTTACCGCTGGCGTGGAAGACACCACCAAAAATATAAGCACCTCACTGCAACCATTGGAGAAAGATGTCACGCAGGCTGTAGCAGACACCAGCAAAGACTTGACCAGTGCGTTGCAGCCTGTAGAAAAGGTTGTTAACTACATAGGCGCACATCCAGAAATTCAACTGGCTATTATTTTGGCTGTTGCCGTTCCTGTTGTTGGTGAGTACATTGGTGCAGAGCTTATGGCTGCTGGAGCCGTGACTAGCGCAGAAGCTGCCAGTGCAGCCGCTATTGCCCAAGGAGCAACCGCCGCACAAGCCGCTACCGCAGCCCAGGTTGCAACTGCTACGGCA